TACAAGCTGGCATTTGTGCCTGTGCTGTTTGGTGTTAGATACGTAATAATACCTGTTGGGTCAACACTTGTTCCGCCATTACCGAAGCTCATTTCGTAAATAAAGCCTTGTCCTTGATTGGCCAAACTTTCAGCCAGCGCCAAACTCATATTTTCATAATGAATTGCGTTGCGCTGGTTTACAATTACTTCGCCAGTAGAAGGATCTTGAATCTTGATATGACCTTCGACGTGTATTCCATTTAAATCTTTTATTTCTGTCATGTTATATACCTTATACTGTATTTATCGGGGTAGCTCAATTGTTGCTCCGCGTAAGAATTTTGCTATTGATTTTTGTGAAGTTGCTAAATCTGTGCCCGGTTCTGTCCAAGTAGACCCAACTTTTTTGATTACTTTTATTTCAACACCATCTGCAGGAACTGTTGCCAATGATATAATGCCGTTGGCAACAGTAAATTCTGCTGGCGCTGTTTCGTCGCCTGCCGGAGAGTCTTGGTCTATTGCAGGATTAAACACACTAATCGAATTCTTTCTCAGTCTGCGTCCTCCTACAAACACTTCAACTTCGTTGATGTTTGACACTGTAAACTCCATATCAGTGATATCTGACGAACCATCAGCTCTTGTAGTATGTATGTTCAATGTGTCGTTGTAGGAAATATTTTCGCCTGGGCCTTGGCCGTAAGCAATACTTCCTGCTTCGTGCACAGTTTTAACACCAGTTCCTAATGTACCTCTTCTAACTTGTGTTAGGAAGTTTCCACTGATTCCAAAGTATTCAATACGCTCTGCATCAATCCAAATAATACCCGGTGCATTTCTTGCTGCATCTGGCTGCATTATTCCTGTTGCGTCCTCAAGTTCAATTCTGTAATCATAGTAATTAACATCAGTTGCTACTCGATAACTGTTTGCTTGGTTCAGTCGTTTGTAGTGCGTTCTGCCGACCATGTCTCTAAATATTCTATATCCAAATACAGGAGTTACTGTGCTGTTTGCAAAGTGAATAATGTCAATTCTGTCATTTTCGTTTGGCAATTCGCTTAGTTGTACTGCATTTAGATTTTTAGTAACAATATAATCAACATTTGGTGAAAGCATATAGCCGTTCTTGATTACCCATGCATAGTTGGTTCCAGCAACTTCGCCTTGCAACTGTATTATACCATTGCTCAACAAGTTGCGCTTGTTGAATTCTGCTGTGTTTTTATCAAGATCTGTTGTTGAAATAACATCAAATGTATAACGCTGGAAGTTATTGATATCGTGATTGCTAAACTGTATAATATCAATATCTAAAATACGATCTTTGTTGATTGTGATGTTGTTGCTTAAAATGTATTCAACATCAGACACAGTCATGTACACACTGTCGTCGCCAACATTTACAACAAACTCGTCATTGTTCAAATATTCTGCTGTAATTTCTTTGCTGATACTTTGAACTGTTATAGAATCGTCTGTTACTGCTTCTGCAATAAATTCATATATAGCCGAAGTATCTGTACTTGTGAGTTTTACAGTTTCTCCAACAGTTACTATATCAACCAAATCAATTGCTGAATCTGTGTCAAACGTAATTTTTGTATCAACAAAGTAATAATCTGCATTTGTTACAAAGTAAATATCAAGATTGCTTCCTGCTGGTGCAACATCGTTTCTCAGTAATCTAATTTCACTTTCAATGTTGTCCCATGTCCACAACTTGCGATCCAACAGTTGATTATCAACAAACACCAATACGTCAACCGAGCTGATGTTTGTAACATCGTCAAATTGCCAGCCGTCAACTTTGTAAACTCTATTGCTGGTAGTAACATGTCTAATACTGTATCCTGGACTTAGTATTTGGTCTCCCGACCTGACCAATATTTTATGACTTATTGGCAGGTCGTTGAATGGAACAGGATTGTTTCCAGTAAATCTGTGATAGTTGGAAACAGCACTGTCACTATTAAATGTCTTATCAATAATAACTTGACTAAACGACTTAACAGTGTTATTGTAAATCATGTACTGGAAAATGTCTCCTATAACTTTTCCAACTATTAAGTTGATAACTGCTTTGTTTCTATCTGAAGATGTTATTGTGTAGTCTGTGTCTTTTTCTAGTATTCTGCCATTTCTGAGCACAACAACAGTTTTTGCATCAGCAAAATCTGCCAATGTAGGTATAATATTGTTGCCATCATATGCAACAGTTTGGGTATCTATCAAATCTGCGCCATTTACTCCGATGGTAATAATGCACAAATTCACATCAACACTGCTGGTACTATCGTCAAAATACACTTGATTGTTTTCATAATCAACTGAATACGTTGTGCTGTCAAGAATTTCGCCATCTAGTATCATAATAATACTGTCAATATCTGCTGGCTGACCTGGCAAATCATAAACAAACGTTTCTGCATCAGTCCAGTAATTTGCTACACTGATAATGCCAACTCCGTCTGTTGCTCTATGATATACTTTCATGTCTAGTGTATCAATTACAGTACCCGGAACCATTTCTTCAGGACCGCTGCTGTTGGCCTGTGTTCTAAAGCCATCGCCGTCGATGATGATTTCTCCAGCACCGACTCCGCTGGCTGTTGTGTAATCCAGAGAGCCGCCTGCAAGACTTGTGTCATATGTGCTGCCTACAGGAGTAAAGCTGCCGTCACTTGTGCTCTTACGCACAATCAATACATCTCCGTCTGCGGTTTGTACCAAGTCGTTGTCGAGATCAATATAATCAATAACTCCGTCGCCTTCAATGGATGCCATAATAGCATTTGTATTGTCTACAATTGAACTTCCATCATAGTTGGCATCGTCTAGTCTAACATCATTTAGATATACGTTGTAAGTAACACCTGCTTCCAATGGCTCTGCAAGTTGCACTCTATTAGTACTGCCATCTAGCACAATTACTTCATCTTCAAATGTGTTTACAAATGTATCAAAAGGAAGATCGCCGAAGCCGCCTTGTCCGAAACCTTGCTCATTGCCAAATGCATACGAATCATAAAGAACGCCTTCGTACTCAACGCCTTTCATTAGGCTTGCAAGACTGCCAGATTCAGAAATTCCAGGCATTCCGCTGGTTGGATTATATTCAGTGAATATTCTATCAGCAGCTGATAACATGCTGGTTGCTTTTTGATAGTTAACAACTACTACAGAATTATTAGCCGGAGGATTGACAAAATCAACATATCCCAAGAAACGCTCGTGTCCTAGACTAAAATCAACATCGTTACCAACTGTGTATGTTCCACTTAATTGTTCAATGCCATCAATAGTAACTGTGTAGCTATCTGTTTTTACATTGAGTGGCCATTTTAGCATGTACTTTTCTTTTGCGCCTGTGCCGGCAAATGTTTCAATAGAGTTGATGTTTTCTATATAGCGTTTGCCACTAACTCTATCAAAGCGTATTACCATGTGGGTGCTTCTTGCTAAACCATTTCCTAGTATAGCAACTGCTTTTGCAGGTGTTGTGCTCTGACCTATGATTTTAACTTCAGGAGCAGTGTAATACTGCTTGCCGGCAGTTTCGATTTCAATAGATTTTACTTTTCCTCTTGCAAGATAAGCACGTAAGATAGGAGCATCATCGCCATCAATAACAACTGACGGTGTTTCTAAATATCCGCTGCCGCCTGCTGCTATATCAATTCTAATAATGTCAAACTTGTTGTTGTCTACCCAATTTTTGTAAGGTGCTGCACTGTAATCGTCATACAACTGAGTGATGGTATTATTGGCATATTTTGCAATACTTGGCTTAATACTGCCATTGATATAACTTGGTGGCAAGTCAAAATCAGAAACCATACTACCGGTTGGCTCTAATGCGCTGTATGCACTGATGTACTCTCTAATTTTTGTTTTGTACGGCTTGACTTCTTCAATGTAATCTTGGTAGTTTTCAAGGTTATCATTTTGATAAGTTATTTTTTGCACAAGATCGCCAACGTTGTGCTTTGCTCTAACAAAGCTAGATTTAAATGCCCAGTCAATGTTTGGCTGTTCTGTGTGTGCATAACGCAGTGCTGCAAAAAACAATTCGTTGTATTCTACTGTCAGATCGCTTACAAACAAATCTTCTTTAATAGCATCAATTATATTTCTCAGCTCCTGGACAGGCTCTTTGTCATAAAATGCAGTATCATATGCAATTGCATCGTATCCGCTTGTTTCAGAACTATAATTGTACAGCAAATCATTTAGTTGAATTGTGCCGTTTTCACGTCCAACAGTGTCATAGTTTACTGTGTAATCTTCAGTGTCTTGGTCATCAACTTTTTTAAGCAACAACCATCCGCCGGTGCCGATGTTTTTGATTTTTACAATATCACCAATTGTATTGTTAAGACCAAACAGTTCATAGCTTTGGCCAATTGTGTAATCTACAACAGTGTTTGAATTATAACCTGTTGCATACCAGTCTGCATAACTCCAATACTTGGTTGTATCATAGCTTTGATTTACAGACTTATCCCAAGTTTGAGAAACTTTGTTCCATTCATATATTGCCCAAATGCCTCCGAGTGTTGTGTCAGCACTTACCAACACACTGAACTTTCTAATCTTAGCAATTGCACTTTGACTGTAATTGTTGCCGCCTGTTCGTACATCTACAGAAACAAGTTTTCCCAAGTTGTCTATTGCAGTATTTAAAATTGCGCCTTTTCCATAAGCGTCTTCAATTTCAATTATCGGAGGTGATTTGTATCCTCTACCCGGATTTACAATAACAGCATTGGTAATTGTTCCGGAATCAATTGTTAACGAAACAACTGCTGGCTCAGTTTTTGCTACTCCGACAAATTGCAAGTCTTCTTGTGTGTCAATGACAACATCGTAGTATCCTTCGCCCAACTGCGGAGGAATGTCTTTCAACAACAACTTGCTGATATCATAATTGTCAACTATTTGATTTTGCAAAAATACCACATTAGCTCTATCAACAAATTGTTTTACTGCTTCCAAACGGTTTACAAACATACTTTGTCTTGGTAAATTCAAGATACCATATTTTTGTGATTCAGGAAGTGTATTGTCAGGAACAGGGTTTGCCAAAATGTCATACCCAATCAAACTGTCATGCCACTTTGATTCAATGTCTCTGTTAGGAATACTAAGATCCAATCCTTGAGAAAGCAACTGATATTCACTGTGTATGTTTGCAGTCAGTGTTTCGTCTGACTGTGTTCTAAATTGAATTACAGTGTTTGTACCTTCTACAAGACTCTTACAATTGTACAATGCAAATTTGTTGTTTGCCAGCATAATTGCAAACTTGTATCCTGTTGATGCAGGATCTGCAATCAACTGTGCAATTGACTGAGAACTAATTGATCTAAATCCAATGTTTGGAACAATTTCTGTGTTGCGCACCCAATAGTAGTAGCGATTTTTAAATTGTTTTTTAACCGAGTCATATTTTCTTCTTACACTGTATGTGTTTTCATACAGCGGTACGCCACTAACACCAGCGGCATATCCTTCAGCAGTACCGGTTTGTGCTCTCCATTCTCGCGGAGTAAGATCTGTGCCTACCCATTCGCACACTTGAATTTCATAGCCAGGTACGAGCTTGTTGAAGTTTGCAGTTCTGTAGCTTGTTTCGCCTTGGTAAACATCGTACCAGCTGGCACGATCAATGTTCCACCAAACTTGTCCTACTTGTTTGTCTGTCCAGTTGCTGCCAAAATCTACAATTACATCTTGCAACCCATCTGTTTCTGTGTATGTTGCAGGATCATATGGAGTTTTGTATGCAATTTCCTGTTCTGCCGGTCCGGCAATTTTACCCAATCTTGGATCAATTACATCAAGTTTTTGTGTGATGTCTTGAGAATCAATATTGTACAAGAACACCTGATCGATTTTTTTGATGTCTGGTCTATCCACTTGTTCAGCAATTGGCAACCAAGTGTCTTTGCTGGTTCCTGTGGAAATTTCAGCAATCAAACCTTTGTTGTTGCTCACTATATAATTGCCATCGGTAGTCGGTTGACGATCTTGTGTTGGTGCATAGAACGGCAAACTCAAGAAAATTTGGCCGTTGTTAATCTTAAAGTTTTCCAAACTGAAGTTGCTTAGATCTCTTCTGTAATCAATGTCTTCTGCATACACAAATCTATTTGCAATTTCTTGGAATAACAGTATACGTCCTGCGTCTTCAATTGTTGTTGAAAACTTTGTGTTGCTGTTGTCAAACACCGTGACATTGTCTTCATCAATCAAATCAAATGTTGTAAAGTTTTTGATGTCAGTGTTTTTGCCAACAATAGCCAATTTGTTGTTGCTGAATTTTACACTGGTGCCAAACACTTCATTTTGTTCATTGAACGGACTGTAGACAGTTTGTTTCAAGCTGTATGTGTTGTCTGCACCTTGTTCGTACACATAAACACTGCCGCTGTCTGTGCCTTTTTCGTCTGCAAGAGGCGCACTTATAGCAATAATATCGCCGTCATCGTTGATGTCATAAGAATAACCAAACTCAGTTTTTTCTGTGATTTCAGTTATTTGCTGTATGTAATTCCAACGTGTGCTGATGTTGTTGTATACATTGATAACTTTTCGAGATTGGCTGTCATATGATTCTGCAACCAGTTTGTCGCCGAATGCATTAACTTCAAAATCGTATCCAAAGTTTGACATATTGTTGAGATCAATAATTTCGCCGTCCAGCTCGTGTGCACGATTTGGAACATAACCAGTGTGCTCAATCGGTTCTGCTAATTGCCATTTTGTAGTATCTGTAGGCAATGCACTGCCAGGTGCTATAGTTGTCAATGCTTCATATAAGTTGTTATTATAAAACACAATATCACCAACATTGTATTTTGCTGTATCGCTGTATATGTCTTTGTAAGCAGTGTTTCTAGACCACTGCCATTCATCGAGTTTTTCAAAGAAGTATATTTTACCAGTGTCGTCTCCTGGAGCACTAATAAACATCTTTGTACTGCCATAACTGGTTTGTGCTAATTTAATCTGCTGTCCAAACAATGCATTTGACTTAGGATCAGGACTTGAAAGTACAAAATCTAAATTGTAATTTTCAGTGACTTGATTTTTGGTATAAACATAGACTACACCTTGATTTGCAAATCCAGACGAAACACCTTCGCCTGCTGTAATCATATAGGCTGGTTCCCAATCTTGGTCATTAACTGAAATAGTACTGCTGTCGCCTGTTGGGTCTTCCCAAGTTGTAATGTCATTTTTTGCACGCCACAGTGTTCCTCTGTCAGAAACAATATCACCTGCACTGTATGCAACGCCAGGTTCAAGTGGTCCTACAAACCTTGTTATTACATTACTTGCCAAAGGAGCACCAACTGCAATAGTTAAACCGTTCGGGGATACTGCAACACTTGTTCCGTAATCTGACCCAACATCGTGCGAATCATTTGGCGAAATATAAGTGATATTTCTAAAATCAAACTTGTTGTTTGTTCTTGTAAAGATTGTAAGTTCTTCTTTTCTGGGATTGCCTGCTGCTAACACAGTGTTGGTTTTGTTGACATCAAAACTTTCTGCAAATCCTAGTATATCTTCTTGGTTGCCTATTTCTCTTGATAGATCAAACACACTGCGGTTTTCGTAAACTGTCCAGTTTCCTGTGCCGTTGTCGTCCAACCAAACTGTGTCAACATTGTCTTTTTCAATGTTTGTAACATTGTTGCCCAATTCATCAACATTGGTATATCTTCTGTTTACAAATTTAGTAATAGAAGCATCTGCATATGGATTTTCTGTACTATCGTCAGCTTCAACTGCTGGAGGTGTTGGCAGCCCGATTAATTGTAGCTTGTTTAAATTTACATCAATTACTTGTGCAAACCCTGAAAAGTTTGGTGCTAAGATTCCAACATAATCGTCAACACTGATATCTTTGATATATCCGTCTACTACAACTTCAACTGTGTCAATATCTTCAAATGTCGAAGCTGCATAAGATTCTACAACTAAGTCAGATCTAACATGCTTGTAAGTTGCCCAAACATTCAGTTCATTTTGTGTTATCCAGATATTTTCACCAACATTTAGTGTGTTGATATCAACATCTAATATGTTTTCCCAATTGGTAATAACATAAGATACTTGGTCGTTTTTAACATATCCTGTGTTTCTGGTATATGTTTTGTTGCTGTTGAGAGCAGGAACAATAGTATGATCGTAATCAGCTGGTTTTTTATAAACAGTGCTTTTTGGAATTTCGATTGCTAGATCAAGTCTAGTTTGACTTATACTATCCGTAAGTTCAAACACCTGTGGTTCCAACTTGTATTTTGATTCATCTAATCTATACTCAATTTCTCTTAGATTGTCAATAGCACCGTACTGTCCTAATCTAATAGCCCATTCTTCGTAAAACTCAACGCTGTCTTTGTTTGCAGCACTTAGCGGTTCGAAAAGTTTTGTAAGAGAATTTTTAGTTCCCTTTTCTTGGATAAATCCTTGATAGAATTTGTATTGGCTAACACTGTCTGTGATAATATTAGCAAGATATTCTCTTGGCTGATAGCCAATCAAGTGCTGTGCTAAACGCTGTTGTTCAGTGTCAAAATTGTCTGTATCCAAGTCGTAAAAGTCAGCAAATTGGTTTGTTTTATAATCCCAGTTAGGAAGTATTTGAGACACTGGACGCTGAGATAATTTTCTCCAGTTGTCGTCGTTGAATGTTTCTCCGCTGGTGTGTTTGTTGAAAGAACTATAATAAAATTCTTTGTACTTTACAAGACTACCGATTGGATAATCTGTAAATGGTGCCCAAAGAGTTACAGTTGCTTGATCGTAAATAAATCCTGGAATATTTAAATTACCAGTCCATCCATCGGTTCTGTACCCTACAACTTTGATTCTTTCTTGCCTAAAACCAGCAGTTGGATCGTAAATAGTATCATTGAAGACGGTTTGGTTGTCAATTAATACAACATGCTCTGTTTGCACCAAGGGCAATTTGATAAGATACACGCCGCCATCGGTAGCAATAGGACGCAAACTAAAATCAACGTCTCGGTCTCTAAATACATTATTAAACTCTGGTCCTAATATTTGACCACTGCCTGTTAGGATGGTTGTTTCATAAAATGGATCGTAGATGTTGTCAACAGTATAATAATCTCTTGCAAATTTAACTTCGTTTGCAACAGGACTTACTGCTAGCACTGTTCCTACTTCCCAGTTCTGTGTTACCCAGAATAAAAACTCTTGCAAAGACAATTTCATATCTTCTACTTGTGCAGATTCTTGATTTACGCTTTCAAAAATAAATCCTTGAGATTTTAGGTAATTTTCATAACCTAGCATAAAGTCTGCAACTTCCTGAACATTAGCAAACTGTGTTCCATAAGGAATATCCACGGTGTTGGTTTCAAAGTTTCTTCTAATAATTGCAGACTGGCCGCCTTTGATTGGAAGCTCGGCTAGTTTGGCAAATTTTCCATTATCAAAAGTTTCCGTACTTTGATGTGTTATCTTTGTTCTGTAGTATGTTCCGTTGTATTCAACAATAGTGCCAATGCTATAGGTTTTGCCTTCGTTCCATGTAACAAAATCGTCGCTTACTCCGCCGACTGTGATTGCAGAATCTTGTTGTGTTGGTTTTGCAGGAGTTATTGTAAACACTGGATTTTCTTTGTCATAGCCTTTGATTAGATATTTTCCACTGTTTAACTTTTCAATAATAATACCGCTTAACGTAGGAGTATCTTGTACACTACTGGTGTTTAAGAATATGTCATAGTTTTCATCAGGAACAAATACACTTGTTTTGTTCAAAGGACTTCTGCTGTCTAATACTAATTTTAGTTTGGTCTTGTCGGCAAATCCGCCCAATTTAAAACTCAACTGATTGTTGAGATTTTTAACTTCTGTTTTGTAGTTTTCGTACTCTCCAGCTTTGGTATATTTTACATAATTTGCAATATAGTTAACCAATCCACTGGTGTGAACACTGCTGTTGCTTTCGCCGGATACATCAGGAAACAGCAAATCTTCAGTGCGGATTCTTTTTTGTGTTGGAGTATAAATTATGTTGCCAGAAAGGTCTCTTGACATTCTACTGATATCAAACCCAGTGCCTAATAGTTTAGCAGGCTGTAGTAGCGTCCATGCTTTGAGAAGTGCAAACTTGTATTCGCTGCTTTCTCTCCATGCTCTTTCAACAGGTGCTTGATCACCAAACTTGTAACTTTGCTTGCTTTCCAACAGCACAAAGTTTTTGCACAATCCCGATTCCAACGGATCAATCAACTGACCGTATTCGTTTACAGGAACAATTTTGTTGAGTATCGGTCTTGCAAATTTCTTGTTGATAACAATAGCTTTGCCAGGTTCTCTAATTAAACCGTCACGCAAGTCATTCCAAAGTATGGTGTTGTTGCTGGTATACGGAGCAGGTCCATACTGCGACTCCCACCATGTAGGAGCAGTATCAAATCCCAGCATTTCCCAAGGACGAGTATTCGGCTTAGAAGTGTCAAAATAATGCATGTAAATGTTGTACCAAGAACCCTGCAACGGCACGCCATTTAAATCTGTGCTGTTGCTGTAGTTGTAGGTAAATGCATTGGAATTATCCCAGAAGCTGGAATCACTGTAATCTGGGTTACTGGCTTTTTCCAGCCAGTTACTAAAATCTTTTAGCAGGATTGAATCGATTTCTTGTTTGCTAATGCCTGTGTTTCTCGAATACCCAGGTTGGAAATCATAAAAGTCCAAAATGTCTGCATTATAAAGTGATTTGATATTGTTGTAAATACGCAATTCTAATTCAAGAATCAGTTCATCTCTATAATCGTCATACGCCCTTGTCATACTACCGTCGTGACATCTAATCATGTTAACAGTATTTCCAGAGGTTGTAGTATATACAAACTGCTCTGGTACAAAGCTAGGAAGCAATCCCAGTTTGCTAGGAGTTGGTGGAATATAACAGCCGTTTGTGTTGTTGTATTCGATTACTGTAATTTCATCGTCTTCTACCAAGTTACGAGTAACTTTTACAAATCCGTCTTCAAATACATAATCAATGTTGTAAATCAAATGTTCTTCATTCAAGTACACATACACTGCTTGATTTGTTAGTGTGGATAAATCAAAACTTTCAGATAGTGCAAAATATGCTTCTCCGTTGTATTCAATAGTGTGAACAGTTGTTACGCTAGGTTTGTATGCAACCATGTCACTAGCAAAGAAAGAAAAATCTTGATTCTTGTCTTTGTTTAAATTGTTCATTATTATATCAACATGCTTTGCAGCACTGCCGTGAAATCCAGTTAATTCTGATTCTTTGATAAACTGTTGCTTGAATTTGCTGTATTCTTTACTTGCAAATTCAATGCTTTTGACTACATTAGCAGTTTTGTTTGTGATATGATATATCGCAAGATTTGCAGGACCGCTGTGCTGCATAAATCTTGTACCATATTGTGATACAAACTTCTGATCTCTAAGATTGCTAGGTCCTGGATAAATTCCTTCAAATGCAGAATTGTTTTCAACAATTGATTCTACATGACTGTTAACTTCACCTAATGTAAATTGTAATACGTTGTTGTTTAAAGGGTTGCTTTCCAAATTTTGAGGAATTTCATAAAACCCATTTTGATTTTTAGGGGACAACGAATAACTTTTTATAACCACTAGATCGTCAACCGACAAATCTTTGTTGAATTTAACTTCTTTGAAATTAATACCGTCAACTACAACGTAGTCTTTGTTTTTGTATTTTTTTACACCGTTTACATAAACTTTTTCGTATACAGGCAAGGACTGATTTTCATATACATCAATTTCAAAATTGTTTTTTTGATTTTCATATAATCTAACAACACCTTGTTTGGTTAATTCGTTGTCAACAGTTTTAGTCCATGCATTTTTATAAGAAATTGTATTTGATACACTGTTGTAAACTTCTACAAATCCTACATCTGTTGTTTTTTCGAATTGATTTTGTAAATTATCTTGATACGTAAACGACTTTTGTAATAGATCAAAGTCAAAAACAATATCTCCAACGTTGGCAATATTTTTATATTTCAACGGAAACCCTAATTCAACATCATTGCTTCCTGTGCCTGTTGCATAACTAAAAATTTTATTTCCTGCAAAAGAACTAGCAATGTATGCTATTTCGTCGGCAAAGCTAGTTTTTTCTTTGTCAAACAAATCAAACAGAGGTGATTGATTTATTTGTGTTTTTTTCTGACTTGCATTCCACTTGCCGTTTGAATAATAGAACATTTGTCCAGCATTAGAGTTTCCTGCCAGTGAAAGCACACATTCGCCTTCTTGAGGATTGCTGTCTGTTTCTTCTACTAAACTGATTTGTCTTTTTTTGGTTTCTTGTCCAAAGTTAATAAAGTTTACTTTGTAAATTTTTCCTGCTACTAATGCATCAGTATCTGCTGTAAACAATATGCGCATGCCGTCGGTTAGTGTTACGCCGTCAACAATATATCCTTCCAATCCTTCGATTGTACTAAACACATCTTTTGTAGTTGTGTCTACTAAATTAACATTTTGCTTTGCAACATTTCCGTGCTGGAACAACTTAAGACCTGCATCAAATTCTATAATAGGACGTTTTGCTCTTGCATCTTGATTTAGCTCAGGCTCTACTCCTACTTCTCTTGCACTGGTTTCGATTACATCTTTGTGGAACCAGCGGTTGTATCTACTCCACGGATTTCTGTCAGCACTGGATCTGTTTATTGTAATATAATCTTTGTTGGCTGGATAGCTTGCAGCATCTTCGTATGGAAATCTATCATAACCGTATGCATTATTATCAAACGGAACAGGTTCCAAACTTGTAAATACCGCAGGAACTTCTAAGTCGTTTTCGTTGACTAGCTTAATAGCTGTTCCTACACCTTCAACATACCAATATCCGCTGTTGTATTTTTCTGGTAATGCATTTCCTACAAAATACAATTTCATGCCGTTTGATAATTTTATGCCGCGGCTTGTGGTGTAATCGCGCTTTCCTAGAATTTCTTTTTCAACATCAATGGTACTGTTTTCATCTATGTAATATATGTTTATTAATCCACTGATGTTAACGTCTCGCTGATTGATGTAAAACAATTCATCAGGAGTATCCTCATCAGGAGTGAACAAAATTACACCGTTTTCAATGTATTCGTCATCTGTTTCTACAAGTTGACCAACATCGTCATATTTGAATTTTTTAATTCCTTGGGTATACAAGACGCTGTTGTTTTGTTGATCTACACCCAATAAAGGATCGTTATCGTCAAAATCTCTCGATGTTGCTAGTGCAAAAGGAAATCCCGGAGTGTTGATTTCTATACGAATTTCTTGAGATCTGTACAAGTCAACTGTTGGGTTTCTTGTAAGCCCGTCCGGAAAAAACACATAAGACACACTGCCAGCATCGTCTACAGTTTCTACATTGTATGTACTGGTTACTTTTTCATTTTGTCCAGCAACTTTAATTGGAAGGGGACCCATCGGTAGCCAATAGTATTCTCTAAAGTTGCTAAACTTGTCCCAATCTATACTAGGATCCCAACTATAAGATTCTTGTTGATTTAAAATACGTTGGTTAGCAATGTTGCCTTTGAAATTTTGTATTTGTCCGATATAATCATTGTAATCAGCAAAGAATTTTAAATTGTCAAGTTCGTCCTTGTATACAACACTTGGCTCAAACTGATAGTTTTCTCTTTCAGGAGATACATCGCTTAGATAAGTGTCTGCAGGAATTCTAGCTTTAGCACTGCGTTTTCCGACAAATGAATTTAATTTTTCTACAACACCTTCGTTGATAAACTGGTCTACTGTAGATTGTAAAAATTTGTTGTTTGCATCAGTTCTAAAATATTTTGGCAAAAAATTGCTGGATTTTCTTTCTGGGTTTTGTCCAGCTGGTAATGGAAAATCGTTTTGATTTTTATCGTATGCCATTAATTGTATCCTTCACTAGTCGACGTACCTGTCGAAATTGTAATTGTTTCTGCTGCACTTTGAATTACTTCTCCTGTGCTCGAAACTGATGTAACTACTGCACCTTGAGCTTTTAATCTATCGGCAGTAATTGCTGTGATGATTTCTGTATTTGCTACTGTTGCACCACTGATTAATATTTCGTTGCTTTCAGATTTTACTTCAAACAAACTGCCAAAACTGCTTTGGCCACTTACCGGAACAAGTACAATACTCACAATGTCTGGAGACATTTGTTTTACAATATACGCACTCAATTCACTCCAGTAAAATGTTTCGCCAAAATCCCAATTTTCTAAACTAAAGTATTCATTGATTGCATCAATTACTCTGGCTTTTACATCATTGTCATTGACTACTCTATTTTTGTTTTTAACAATTTTAAATGTTGCTTGTAAATCTGTTTCAGCAGTTGTGCCAAACAACACTTTGTATTTTACTGGATGAAAAATAATTTCATCACTGATACTTTTGATTGCATTTATTTCTTTTCCGTAACTTCTGTACAATTGATCACTGCTCATTGGCAGCGGAGCATTGGTTACAGTTCCTTTGAGATACTGTCTAAATGCTGTGTCATACTGTCTTGTCAACACATAAGTATCCATGATGTTGCTGCTTGCTGGGTCAATTCTGTTGTTTTCATCAGCTGCATGCACATACTGAAATTTTAAATCATCTCTTCCGACAAATGCTTTGTAATCAAACACCTGTTCAACTTTTCTAGTTGCTGTTGTAACTTGCCAAAAACTATCAGTGTCGATCACATAATAAATTGGATTGTTTACACGAGAACTATTGATGCTTCTGTATGCTTGTACAACCACAATATTATCATCTGCTTGTGGAACATATTTGTAATATTCCGTATCAAACTCTGTGTATTTTTTCACAAACACATATTTTTTGTCAAAGTCAACAGAATCTGGCGAAACTATATCTTCAAAAATCTGTGGGTTATCAACCACTCCGTCATCATCTTCATCAAAGAATACAACTTCAACTTTTTTACTGTTGATGTATCCTATGTCGTCTCTATACTCTTTGCTGATTGCCCAGTCAAAGTTTACAGTGAAAGGCGATGTTTGTCCTGCTGATAACAAATCGGTATTGATATTTAATACACTGATTTTGTCTCTAACAATATTTCCAGTTTTGCTGTCATAAATTTTCTTATTACTATCAAAATAAAAGCGTATTTCTTTTTGACTTTCAAATATATAACGCAAAGTTCTTGTGGTGATTGTATAATCAATTCCGTTGGTTTCAAATAATATTATCCAGCTTCTATCTAAATTTTGCCCTGAAGTATCGCCGGCAAGACCAATGTTGTAGCTATCTGTGATGTTGACATTGTTTTGTGTGATAACAAGCCAGTTTCTCGATTCTCTATCATAACGCAAGCCAAAAGTCCTATAGGCAAACACTTGATCAATCATGTCTTGTTTCACACTGGTCAAAATATCTCTAGTATACTTGATTTTAACTTTGTCTAAAATTGCACCGCTTGGTACTACATCACTAAAGACAATAGGCCCAGAATTTGTAATATCGTCTAACTCTGTTCCGTCATTTCTAATTGCAACAACTTTGGTCCAAATGTATGTGGTTGCACCGATGTGATTTGCTGCGCCGTTCATCAAAGTACCGTCTGGCATAAAATGTTTGCCTTCTGGTGCAACAAATTTAACAAGTGTATTGGCTTGTACAAATCTCAAAGGACCTTGTGTAAAATCTCCAAGTGCATAATACTGTGGATCAACTTCTGCTAATTGATCGCTGTCTAGTAAGAACCCGGTGCTGCTGTTTGTTTCGCTGGTTTGCTGTTTGAATGCCAACTGCAAATCGTTATAGTCTTGGTCGATAAACTGATCTGCAAAAAAGTTTTTTGTATTGTTGTCTGCAATAATATCAGTTACTAGGTTTTCGATTACTGCTTCTACATCAGTACGAGTATTAAAACTAAAATTGTGCTTTTCATCTCTGTACTCTTTGTACAAAACTCCATCTGTTCCAAACAAATTAGTGGTACTGTATTTTCCGGTAGTATCTTTTAAATCATAATATCTATTGATACCACTGCTGGTTCTATTAACTGCTTTGGTTTTGATGATATCTTGGCTGATTCCAAGAGGACCGATATTGTAGTCTTCTCCTGTGATCAGTCTATTTTGAGTATAGTAAGTACTGGGTGCATTTGTTTTGATGCTTTCAGTAGATTCGCTGCTGGCTGCATTTGCAACAGTCTGTTTTAGACTGAGCTGCATAACCAATGTTTCGTTGTTTCCTGTTGCGCTTACATAAGGAATACTCAATTTTATATTGGTAATTTCGTTGGGAGAAATTGTATAATCTGCGTTTTCGCTGGTTCTGTAAAATGCTCTAAAGTTGCCTTTTGGCAATTCACCAAAAACTCCATCGCTGAATATCAAGCTAGCTCTGTCATTGGCTCTAGTTTGCACAGCATATATGTTTCTTTCGTTTTTGGCAACGCTGTTGTAAATTATGTTGTTGCCTTCGACTGCATCAACTTTGGTCCATAGTGTTTGTTCTTGTGTATTTCTATCTAGTTGATATAACCAAATGTCCTGGTTGTTGATGTTGGCACTATCTAAATCAATGGTTTGATTTGGCGTAGGCAAACTAACTGTAAATTCTGCCTTTTGCAAAGACCCTTGTCTAAAGTGCATAAAGAATCCGGTGTTGCTGCTGCCTGCACCTTGTCCGTTGTCTCTATACAACATGCCAACTGGTTTGCCTAGACCCGGGCTTGATTCTACAATTTCGCCGTCTGCAATATCTGTGCTGACAATTTCAAATTCCATTGATTTGCCATTGATAGATTTGTTAAAGCCAAATACAGGAAACACATTAGAGCGAGTATTGAAGTTGTATTTTTCAGTTCTAACACCAGCAACTAATTCGGACTTTCTTGGAGTGCCAAACTTGTTTTCTTGTGTGTAAGCACCGTTGAGAACTTTGATAAATTGTTCAAACCAATTGTCGTTTACACTGTCATTCCATCTAATGTTTCTGCCTGACAAGTTTACACCGTTGCTGTCAATAACATTTTCGCTGGTTTGTACACTTACAACTTTTAGCAAGCCGTTTGCTGGCTGAATACGTGTTGGATTGTAACTGATCAAACGAGCAAGACGCAACACACTTTCTCTGCGATCTGCAAGTTCGATGAAGTTTTCTCTTGCGTTTAGATCTGTTCTAAAACTGATGTTTTGTCCAAGGAATGCAATCAAATCAATTAAGGCTAGATATTCACTGCTTTCAATGTAGTCACTGAAATCTTCAGGATAATTTAACCTGATGTAGTTGATCATTGTTCGACGCAAAGTGTCAAAGTCATAACTTTTAAAATCAGCGTACTTGAAACTTTGGTAAATTGTTTGCCAATCTTCGGCTAGCAATAATTTATTTTGCCTATCGGTTGCAGACATTCGCACTTCCTCTATTAATAAGGTATTTATGAAATTTATTAAGTGCGCAGATTAAATCAAACCGTTGTCTCGGTCAAAAGTAAATCTCAATTGCTCGGTGATATTGTAGTCAAGATATGTCAATGTGCAGTACAATTGTATGCCATTTTCAAAGCTGTCTACAACTATTTCTTCGGCTTGCACTCTAGGATCATAATTGATAATTTGATTTACATTAGTTGTAATAGCTTCTTTTAAACTGTCAGTTAGTGGTTCAAACAGCACATCCCAAATTATTGTACCAAAGTCAGGACGTTCTAGTTTTTCTCCCATTCTAATATGAAAGTGATTGACAATGTCTTGCTTGATCAGGTCAATGTTTCTCAAACGAAAGTTTTTGGTATCTTTTCTAACTGTACTAATGCCTTTGTAACTTTTGTCAACAATAGGCTGAGTGTTGGTTTTTGGAGAACTAACTTTTAAGTTTTTATAAAGATTTTTTTCTAATGTGCTCATACTATATTTACCTTATCTTAAACGCCACTTTCTACTACCATTTGGTTGATAAGGTGTAAGTGTTACGCCGTATTTTGATTTAATAACAGAAGCTTTATCCTGTGCATCGTCTAATTTTCTATAGAAGCTGCCTTTTGCTGCTTTGATAGCTGAGGCACCGTTATCATCTTTTGTTGGAGGAGATTTATAAATTTTTGAACCGCCGCCTGTTGTTGTTGTTTTGGTAGATTCTGTAGTAGTAACAACTCGGTTGGTATTTCCTCCTGAAGTACTAAAGGCGCCGCCGCCGTAGAATTCGTTATCCTCAGCTTGCTGCTGACGTTTCCTTTCTGCGGCTGCTTTTCTTTTTTCTCTAGCTGCGGCGTCTCTTGCTTTACGCTCTTCAGGCGTAAGTCTTTTAGGAACCTCAATTGCATCATATTCTTCATCTGATAATTCTTCGGGATTAAAAAATGCATCGTCTGATTTTCGGCGGGCTCTTTTGTTAAGTTCTTCTTTTGCTGCTGCCGATTCTGCAGGAGTAGCATCTCGCGGTAATGTAGCGGTTCCGTCTTCTTCAAAGGTTACTCTTGCAAGATTAGGATCACTTTCTGGGGTTGCACCCTTGCTGTCTAATCTACTGCTAGGTGAACCGGTTGGTCCAATTGCACTTTCATTAGGAGTAGTTAACTCGCCGTCTTTGCCGTCTAATCTACTGCTAAGTTCTCCTTCTGGTCCTGCTGCTTCAACCTCTGCAGGAACTTCCCAGTTTCTACGTATATGAGTAACATAAAAGTCGCCGTCCTTTAAACTAAAAGGAAAATCGCTAAGTTTAACTGTTCCGGCTTGATTGCCTCCAAGTATTTGTACAGTTTTAGCATCTTTATCAAATCCCCAGAAAAAACCAATGTGTTTGGCGCCTGTTTTGCTGTTGAAAATAACAAGGTCACCTTTGCGAGCTTTTAAGTTGTTCAAGTTGGTGTGATTTACTCTATTGCCATATGTGTAATATGCTTGCGCACTCATTGAAACAATTATTGGTAATCCTGCTTTGCTTAGTACCCAATTAACAAATGCTGTGTGCCAAGCATATTCGCCTTCTGTTCCATCTTTGGTTAGAGTTGCCTGTCCGCTGATTCTATAGGCTTCCATAATCAATGGATTGGTGCCCGGAGGAGGAGGAGGTACTTGATCTTTGCCCCTAGGATCTTCTGTTATTTCGCTGGGTTTTTGTCCAGACCCAGCATTGGACTTTACAGCCCAATCTTGTGTTAATGTTCTTTCCAATACTTCGATCAACTTGCTGTATGAATCAGGTGCTTCGGGTGCAGGGCCCCCTTCTTCTGCTTCAGGAGTTACAGTTGCAGTTTGTCTTACAGGTGCGCCGCTAGGAGTACTGCGAGATCCATTGTATCCAAATCCAGAGTCGCCGCCGCTTAATTCAGACAATGCAGGCGTGCTGGGAAAACTCCTAGACACTGGTCCAAATGTTGCAAGTCCTTGATCTACTACATCCATTATGCCGCCGGATAATTCTTCTGAAATTGATTTAAAATCAATCTGAGAAATACTGTCAACCACAGCGCCTATATCGATACTGTTGATCAATGCTTTAGGATCAAATTTAAAAAGTTCATTTACATCTGGTAAATTATCAAGCAAGTTTCCAGCGCCTAATAATGCTGTTGTTTCTTTGAGACTGGCTCCTAGAGATTGTGTAAAACCTGTTAAATCACTTAGAGATGCACCTTTGGCAAAATCCAATGCGCCTGTTAAATTGCCCAATGCACCAGCAGCGTCAGGAATAAACCCTCCAGCAATACTAGTGGCTTGATTTGCCAATCCTTCCAGCCCTGGTATATTTCCAGGATTTAATACTGGGCCTACAGCGCCGGAGATTGTAGATGCTGCCGATGCTGCACTAGGAGGTAATGTGCTGGATATCGTGTTTAAACGTGTGGTAATTTCCTGTGTTCGTGGTAGTGATAAATTACCAGCTGCAAGTTCAGTTGACAACGAACTATATTCATCTGCTAGTGCTGAGGCTTCTGCAGGATCTGATTCTGGAGCATTTCTAATTGTGTCTTCAACTGTAGGATCTGCTGCCAATGCAGTATTTGCAGAATCTACTTTTTCACCAACTGGATTGCTGGTATCATTTGGATCTACTGCTGCTTCTGTTTCTTGTGAAGTAGTATCTGCTGCTTCTGCTGCTGGGGCGCTTGATTCTGCTGCGGCAGCTTCTAAATCTACACTTTGTACATCTGGTTCTGATTGATTGGGATTTTGAGTGTTTTCTCGTACTACTCCATGAAAGGCAAGTGTGGCTGCTGGGACTGCGGTAGGCGGAAGTTCTACATCATAATCAAACAATCCGCCATCAAGATAGCTAGCAGTTGGATTAGCAGGATACGGATCTTTGACAGGAATTTCCAAAAGAAACGAAACATTTTGGCCTGGCTGTGACGGCGATTCTATTCCACTGTCAGTGGCAAAAAACAGTATCAGTCTGCCTGCAACACCTTCGTAAGTTTCATTTACTCTAACTAAAAAACTCCAACCCGGGGCTGCGTTTAAACCTTCATTAGGAGAAAATGGAAATTTATCATTTTCAAAATATTCTCCCAATCTGTCAAGTGTATCAAATGTAAATATTCTGTAAGGTTCCGGACCCACCGGTCCATCTAGAACTACTTCAAGCTCATCGGGGTGTGTAAAAGGATATGTATTTTCTGGGTTCACATAATTGTTTTCACTCATGCGTCATTCAATCCTTTTCTTGCTATATTAACAAAATAATCCGATGTTAACCAATGTCCTACGGTGTTGTTGTTGTAGCCGTTGCCAGTGTATGCGCCTAATACATCTATGTGCATAGTTCTAACACCCATGTACCCACTTGCAAATCCAAAGCCTCTACATCCAAATTTAAAAGCATGATACAAGAAATTATCCCAAACTTGATTGTCTGCTCCACGTCCGGGTGATCCAAAGTTATAATTGATGTATGCAGTGCTAGTCGGGCTACTGTCTCGTGTGAGTTTGATATCTGCTGCTAGGCCAGTATCATGTCTTGTACTGCCTGTTCTGACACCTACTTTTTTACCTTCAGCATTAAGCAAATAAAAATCTTTCCAAGGCGGGTTCTTATTGGGTGCAGATCTTCCATATCGTTTTATACTGTTGGGTTTAGCCATAAACTCTGCCAACGGCATTTGTCCGCCGCTGGTGATATGCACATAAACACCTGCTGCGGCTGCTGCTCTGTTCAATACGTCAATCAAACGCTGCTGCACCGGAAGATATCTAAATCCTGCTGCACCCTGTCGCTGTCTTACTCTATCAATATTTTCAAGATTGCCAATATTTGATCCAGCATCTGTGTATGTGCTGCGAGCAGCTAAATCTTCGTACGGATCTCCTGCTTCAAATCCAAGTGCTGCCAACTGATCTGGTGTCATTGTTGCTTGTGTATCTTCGTTTTCTTGAGTTTCGCCTTTTTTGCTTCTTACAAGTGCATCTTTGATGAATGATGCAGGATAGCGTGCAGTAGAAGGATTGGTGGCTACGCCGCCATAGTACGCACTATCTGGAGTTCCGGTGCCGCCACTGGAAACTTTTGCGCCATCTAGCATAATTGGCATACTTGCCCAAACTTTTGACAAGCCATATCCAAATGCCTCGTCGCTGGTCTGTCCATCTTTCCAATCTTGTAGTCCTACCATAAGTGCAATTGCAAGCCTGTCTTGTGTGGCTGCATCCATTTTTGCACTTCTTGCTACAACTTTTCTGCGATCAACTAAATCAAGTAAGGTTTTATAGATGAACTGATACGAACCTGTTGCAGTACTAACTACACTTCCTCTAATGCTGCTTTGCCATTTGAGAACATCGTCAACTGTCATTTGTGTAATAGGTCTAGGAGGACGTATAGCAGTTGGAATGCCACCGTACACAATGTCATAGCCATTTGGTTCTGCTGTACTCACTTCGCAGATTCTTATAGCTGCAAGAAGCGGTCCTAATGTTCCAGTATATTTGTCAAAAGGTGACGGGTCCGGAATAGAACTCACAGCACCCTCAACTACGCCAATAACTCTTTCATATGCTGAATTAGTAGCAAACAATTTCTGAGGATCACTTGGATCAATATCGCTGGCACTGAGTTCAACATTTCCGTTGGAGCTTACGCCGTCAACTGCTGATCTTACAGCATTATAATTGCTGGTATATCCAGCATCAGCATAGGTAGTAGCATACGGGCCACCTAGGTCAATATCTGGATATGTAACTGTTATAACATAACAATTCTTTAACAACAACGGATCGACAATTTTTTCCTGTACAGTTGTTGCTACATCCGCAGGAGTGTTTTGCCAATTGTTGGAACCTGCTGCAACAATTACCACACTGTTTTCTGGAATTCTTCCAACTTGATTTGCTGCAATTTGTTCAACTGTTGCACTGCTTGACGGAGTGCCTTTGTAGCCTCCTACTTGTGCTATTTTTTGTGCATGTTTGTCACCAACTACATATACCTGATCTTTTTGCAAATCGCCAAAATCGCCTAGTTCTTCTTCTCCGTACTCACCTTCTGTAGTTGGTGAATAGTTTTGACTGCCCGAGAAGCCGCCTCTGTCCGATGCACTTGTTGTTCCGGCTGTGTCTCTATTGCCGATGTTGATAAATGTGTCCGGTATAGGTTGTGTAAACGAATCTACAGCTTCAACACCTGCTCTGGTTTTTTCAGGAACATATTCAAGTGGATTGAGATTTTCGTGTTGCAACCACGGCTCGTGCTGCGGTACTCTGCTAGGTATTTTTGCAATCAAACTTATAATAGGAGTTTCGGGAGTAACACGGTTGGGCTTGATAGCAGTTGATGCTACACTAGCACTTATTGCGCCTATTCCTATTTTTGCAATATTTGCTGCTGTCGGTACTGCGGCGGCTGCTATCGCGCCTGCATCAATTTGAACTAATGCGCCTTCTAGCTTTAAATTGCTGCTTGCTTCTGCTATAAGAACGCCGCCGGTGGTTTTTAGATCCATTGTTTTCCCGGTGATTTTCATAGCACCAGTGCTGTTTATATCTAATGTTGTAGCAGCATCAACGCTTACAAGGCCGCCTGTGGATTGTAGATTAATATTGCTTGCTGCACGGTCTTGTAATGTTCCGGTTGCATTTCTTAAAATATTTACAGCATAGCTGTTGATATCTGCAACGGCATTTAATTTCAAATCTGCAGAACTTTTGATATGTGTGTCGCCGCCTATGGAATTAATGTAGGCACTCTTGCCTTTGATGTTCATTGTAACACGTGAAGTTAAAAACATATCTGCTTGAGAGTTTAAATGCATTCCGCCTTTGCTGGACAAAAAGTATTCTTGTGTGTTCAAGTGATAAGCATTGGTTTCTTGAAATATATTTCCACCAATTTTCATGTGCGCATCGCCATCACTGCCCATTTTTATGCCAGTTTTACCAGCGACATTTACAAATTTAGGTGCTGCCAAATTTACATTTGCAGAATTACTTGTAACAGTGACATTGTTTGCTGCTTCTGCACTCAGTGTTTTTCCACTAAACAAAGAAACAAAACTATCTGCTTTTGCAGTATAGCTTCCGCCGGCAACAAATGCAGTGTAGTCTACACTGGTAAAATCCATACTTGCACCAGCTGTTGTTTTGATTTTTTGACCTGCTGCAACATTGATGTTTTCTGTGGCATTTAAATTGATGTCTCTATCAGCTGTAAAATTCAAATCTTGACTTGAATGTACGCTTATGCTATCTTCTGCATAGATATCAATTTTACCATTGCTGGTCATTTCTATCCAACTAGTGCCTCTGCTGTTGCCTATGTAAATCAAGTCTTCTGTGTTGTGCAACAGAATTTGATGTCCTGTTCTTGTGCGAACTCTGAACAATTCATTTGCAGGTCTTGTGTTATCGCCAGGAGTTGAACCGTTTTCAATATCAGTGTACTCCATAGGTGAATCTTCAGGAGATCCAATACGAAGAATTTTGTCGTCGCCGTCGTCCATTACAATACTTGTGCCACCTAATCTACTGCTAGGAACATTTGCTTCTTGACCTGCGGCTCCTCTGAGATTTCTAGGAGCGCCATTGCGTTTGTCCAACGGACCTGGGGTATTAATGCCAAACACTGCACTAGGAACTTCTCGCCTTGCACTACTGCTGGTTAATCCTCTTGTATCGTCTTCTAATAACCCTTGCTCTGCTAATGTATCTGCAAAGTCCTGGTTTACCGGTTTGGGATATCTAGTAGGCTGCAATTCGCCATCCGGGTCTACTAGTGCTTTGTTGAATTCGCCAACTGGCAGTTTGGCTCCTTGGTTGTTGTTGTTGGTGCTAGGACGACCATCCGGAACCATGAAATTCATAAAGTCGTCTTGAACACATCCTACCCAAAACCCAAAGTCTGCTGCGCCTTCTACTTTTAATACAATTACTTTTGTACCAATATCAGGAGGTACTGCCCAAAAGCCATAACTCTGTTGGCTTTCTGCATAAGTGTTGTTTGCTCCAACATTTTGTAAGGGAGTCTGCCCTGCAAAAGGACTTGCGTAGTGACATGTGATCAACTGTCCTGCTTCTTGAAAGTCGTTGCCGCCTTCTGTGGTTTTAAGAAGTTGTACTTGCAAACTTCCCATAAATTTTTGGTCAAGATGATTTACTACTCTACCAATGTAAATGCCAGCACCGAAGCTGGTATTTGCACTATCGCTGGTTCTTCTATCACGTGTTCTTCTATTTGGAGGACCTGCCATTTAAAAAATTCCTCTTAAATTATTTCTAATATCGTCGACGTTGTTTCTAATATTTGTTACTTTGTTTATTGTTTGACCGACAGCAGTATTGCCTAATGCATTTCTTGCAGCATTTTCCAGCAAGTTAGGCAGTCCGCCTTGTAATGCATTCAGTGTACTACTCAAGTTATTTTGCAAACTTGCCAATTGATTAAATGCTCCGCCGAGATTTTGTGCAATATCAAAGATCTGGGTGCCATTTAATATTTTTTCAAAGTCTTGTATTCCTGCTTGACTAAAAGCTGTTTGCAATTGCTGGAAATCTTCTGCTTGTTTGATCAAAGATTCAAAGTCTGCTGCTCTGCTAGCACTTTGAGATTTTAAATTGTTCAATATTAAAGGCAATTGTCCTGAGGCATTAGCTTCTGCAACTGCATTACTATTTTCCACACTTTCAATCTCTTGATTTGGCATTCTCATCAAATTCAAATCTTGTGTAAACATGCCATTGGTAAAGTTATTGGTAAAACTCACTACTTTGTAGATTCCACTGAAAAGATTAACAGGATCCAATTGCATCAAGTTTCCGTTGTAATCTACCGCAGATTTAAATTGTATTAATATATAAACTTCGTTGCTGGTAGGATTGATTTTTCCGTCAAACGTCATATTAGGATTGCCACCTGACGGCGATCTATAGTTTCCAACATCAGTATCCATAAAATAGTACGGATCTCCCCAGAGTTTTAAATCCAAAGTGATCATATCAATATCGCTGTTTAGTACTGCACTCGAAAACAGGTTTGCAACTTGATTTTTACTGGTAACAGCACCGCTGCCGCTGGTACTGTTTTGACCTGCTTGGACACGACTGCTGGATCCCGGATCGGTTGTATTAGTACCGTCATTGGTTCCGTTGTTTGAAATGTGCGTTTCTACAGGTTGTACAGTTACTCCACTTCCTGCATTAGCTGCGGCATCTGCACCCCCCTGGTTTGTTCTAAAAACTTCTTTGTAAAAAGAGTTGTCAATGTTAAACTCAAAGTTTATAATGTCCATGTTTAGACCGGTGTAAAGATACTGATAACTTTTTACACAATCAGTAATCTTTGGAGTATAGTTTTGGTCTTTCCATGTTGCAGCAAAAGCACTTGCATCAATTTTAAAAGGAGTAACAATATAAACAAATTCAAACGCTAGCTGACCGCTGTTGACCATTTCTTGTACATCACGTAGTTTTGATTCAACGTGTATTTTAAACCATTCAATGTTGCCCAATTCGTCGGGTGTTTGATTGATTAGGCTTAATCCCCAGTCACTTGCTAGTATCACTTGAGATATTATTTTTTCTATTTTTGTACCAATTGCAAACTGAAACTCTCTTGTGTTGGCATCGATTGTCAGCGGGCCTCTTTTGTAAACTTCGTCGCCTGCTGCATCACTGCCTTCGTCAAATACAAATTGATCAATTCCAAAAGGGTTACTTCCATAATCTTCAAAGTTTGTAATGATTTGACTTTGTCCAATATAGTTTACATCTGTACTAGAAGTTGCGCTGCTGGTTCTTAGTACCGGTTGTGAAAATAAAAGTTCTTCTCCGGTTAAATTACCGCCATCGTTGGCCAAATAATTGTTTAATTCTTGAGATGTGTTTAAAACATTTGCGCCCGTTTCGTCTGCTTCACCGTTTAAATTAAAACCTCGAAGATTTAAATTTGGCTGAGACTGACCGGCATCTGCTGGAAAAACAATTTTATATCTATTTGCAGCTATCCTTGCACGTGGTTGCCCATCTTGCGATTGCTCTAATTCTTTTTGTTGTTTGTTAAGCTCAAATACAAGACTGGATTCACTTCCTTGCAACATTGCTTCAACAGTGTCGCCTGCAATTTTAAAATCTGTTTGTATACGCTGATTTTGATCCAACAATGCTTGGTGATTCCATGGTAGTGCAGTCACCGTATATGTTGCACCACTTTGATCAACATTGAAAGTTAAGTTTGTCAATTTGATTGCCAAACTGTGTTTGGGTATTCCCATTTGTGTACCTGTAAAGGAATTACCGTTGTCGTCATATCCAATAAAGTCTAATTCTAACAAAAACGGAACATCGAGATATCCTCGCTGAGACGGATATCCTGCTTCTGTAACTGCTAATTTTAATGTTTGAAAAAACAATCCAACACTGTAAGGTTCGTATATTTTAAATTCAAAACTAATAGCATTACTGAAGCTAGTTCCTGGGTTTGGTACAACTAGATACTCGCTGCGAAAATCATCTATGAAATATTCAACGTTGACTCCTAGCGCATCTTCAGAGAATGTGGTTACTGATTTATCAGGTGTGCCGCCAGACTGTATTATTGTAACATCTGGGCCATTTTCTCTATAGCCTTCAGGATTGTCTATTGAGCCTGGGCTTAATAGTCCAAACTTCCATCTATAATTATAACTTGTATATTTGTGTAAGGGGTTGTTTATTACGCTCATGAACCAATAACTGCATCTATAGTAGGTTTTTGCGGTAGTTTGATTTTTAAACCTGGCACAAAATCAAAAACAGGATCTTTCAAGCTGTCGATGTTGCGCATTGCAAATACCCACCATAATTTTGCACTCCCATACAAGTCATATGCTAATAAATCAGGTCTATAAGCATACTGAGGTTCAATTTCGTAGGTGATGTCGTTTACATCTGCAGGAATATTTCTTTTTTGATAATATCCCATGAAGTTTTCATAGACTGGAGTTTTATAATACGGACTTGTGTTAGCATAAAACTTACTAGGCATTAAATAAACCCTCCGCTTCCTGGGTTACCAACATAATTTCCGTTGATAAAGTCAGTAAGATTAAATTGTCTTGTTGCATCTCTGCTGAATGCAGGTGCTACAGTAATATTAATACTACTTAGTGTCGGTACATATGTATATGTCTGGCCTTTGATTGCAGATTGCGGAAATGCACTTTGCAAATTAGATGCGTTTATTGGAACTTTGATATAATCAACATTGTTGGGCAAATCGATACTAAACATCTTTACTACAATTGGCATTGTGTCAAATATAAAGTCGCCGTATCCACTTAATGCACATCTTGGAGGCGGATGTCCTCGCAGATCGCCTTCGCCATAGAACATTTTTGTAACGCTTCGCATAAAGTGCACAGCCGCTATCCAATACAAGCCGTCTGCTTCGTTTTCAACAGGAAACTCTCCGCTGATGGTAATATCTTCGACCATGCTGTTTTCATAAACAGGATAAGGATAGTTTGTGTGGATTGGATGAAACATATTGTAATTTGCACTGTGAGTAACAAGTATTTGCGGAGTTGTAGGAAACACCATGCTGCTGTTACTCTTAACCAGCGGTTGCAACAGCGGAGATTGCTCAAAGCTGCTGGGCTGTGCTGGCATATGTATCCTCACACGCCAATCTTCGCCATCTTGACTATCTGCTTTGACAAAGCTACCAGTTGACGTTGCTCTTTTTTGTGGAACTGCACCTGCTGGCAGGCTTCTGCTACGTATATTGCTCATCAACTGAGCAGGGTCGCGAACAATGTTAACAAAGTTGCTTGCTTTTTGTACAACATTTTGAAAATTGTTTATGTTTTCAGATACTGTGTCAAGAAAATTAAATAATCCCATGAATACTCCTTACTGTATTTAGTTGACAAATATAAGTGCGTAGTTTATAATAAATACAAAACAGGAGCAAATAATGGCTAGACGAGTAAAATATCTCAACAACAGAGACATGTTGGCAGAGATACACAAAAGCAAAATAAATTACAGCAGTTTTATTGAACCAGAGTTTGCAAATTACGATATTATTTTGCTAGACATAGACAAAATTAATAGAAATAGTGTTGCAGAAGCCAAGAAAAACAAAGCAAAAAAACTGTCGCAAGCTGCATATGAAGCAGCCAAAGCAGCAGGCAAGCGTGTAAAAGTCGCAGATTGCGAAATTGATTACAAAACGATTGAAAAAACTGAATTAATTTTTAGAGTTATGACGTTTGATCATATTCCAGATGAGCCCGGACGTAAAAAGAACCCAAAGACTGTTGCAGATCACAAAGTCAAGCTGCCTTTTCCACCATTCCAGCATTTCAAGTACGACGAAGACGACAATTTGATTTGTGTAGGCAAAAGTCACTGGACAGGTGGTATGGAAAACGGATACTTCAGCCTTGATCATGCTACAGCAACCAATGAGCTTGCTCGCATGTGGATGAAGCTGGTAGATCGTTATGCAACTCGTGGAAATGTGCGTGGATACACCTACAACGACGAGATGAAAGGACAAGCAATCCTTCAATTATCGCAAATTGGACTGCAATTTGACGAATCTAAAAGTCAAAACCCATTTGCATATTACACAGCCGCAGTTACCAACAGTTTTGTACGTGTTATCAATTTAGAAAAGCGTAATCAAAACATTCGAGACGATATTCTCGAAATGAATGACTTGAATCCTAGTTATACCAGGTTGCACAGCGGAGAATGGGAAGCAGCACTAGCACGTGAAGATGCTGCAAACAAAAAATAACCGGTTGACTTTACTTTAACTTTACTTTACACTATAACTCTACACGGAGATATAATTTGTTTAAAAAAGCAGCAGTATTTACTGACATCCACTTTGGCATGAAAGGCAATTCACGTGTTCACAATCAAGATTGTGAAGATTTTGTGGATTGGTTTATAGAAACCGCAAAGGCACAAGGTTGCGAAACTGGAATCTTTTGCGGAGACTGGAATCACAACCGAAACAGTCTCAATCTAACCACTATGGATGCGGGTATTCGTAGCTTGGAAAAATTGGGCGCAGCATTTGAAAACTTTTATATGTTTGCTGGCAACCACGATTTGTATTTTAAAGACAAGCGTGATATCAAAAGCACAGAGTTTGCTAGACACATCCCAGGAATAACTGTTGTTGAAGAACTAACACAGATCGAAGATGTTGCGTTAGTTCCTTGGATGGTAGGCGACGAATGGAAAAAAGTAGCTGCACTGGATTGCAAATATATGTTTGGACATTTTGAATTGCCCAACTTCTTGATGAATGCTATGGTACGTATGCCCGATCACGGCGAACTCAAAGCAGACAATCTTCTCAAACCAGACTATGTGTTTACCGGTCACTTCCACAAAAGGCAAAGTCAGCGCAATGTACACTACATCGGCAATGCTTTTCCACACAACTATGCAGATGCATGGGACGACGAACGTGGTATGATGGTGCTTGATCGTGAGAACAATGCCGAGCCAGTGTATATTGACTGGGAAGACTGTCCCAAGTATCGAACAGTTAAGCTATCTCAGTTGATTGACGAGAAAGATACCCTGATCAAAAGCAAAATGTATCTCCGTGTTACTTTGGATTTGCCAATCAGCTTTGAAGAAGCAACATTTGTAAAAGAAACATTCATGAATGATTACGATTGCAGAGAAATCACACTCATTCCTCAAAAGAATCTAGAAGAAATCAGCAGTGAATTGGACATCGAACAGTTTGAAAGCGTAGATCAGATTGTATCCAATGAAATACTGGCAATTGACAGTGAAAACTTTGATAAGAGCTTGTTGCTTGAAATATATGGCGGATTAAATGATTAAACTCAAAGACCTTACAGTTAAAAACTTTATGAGTGTGGGCAATGTTACCCAGGCTGTGGACTTCAACGAAGAACAGCTAACACTTGTACTTGGAGAGAACCTCGATCAAGGCGGAGACGACTCAGGATCACGCAACGGTACAGGTAAGACCACTATTGTCAATGCACTTAGCTATGCTTTGTACGGTAATGCACTTACAAACATCAAAAAGAACAACCTAATCAACAAGACCAACAGCAAAGGCATGCTGGTTACACTGAATTTTGAAAAAAACAACAACAAGTACCGTATTGAACGGGGACGTTCGCCCAATGTACTGAAATTTTACATGAACGACCGCGAACAAGTTGACGAATTAGACGACAACAGCCAAGGCGATAGTCGTAAAACACAAGAATCAATACAAGAATTACTAGGCATGAGTCACAATATGTTCAAACATATTGTAGCATTAAACACCTATACTGAGCCGTTTCTCAGCATGAGAACCAACGATCAACGTGAAATTATTGAACAACTATTGGGTATTACCATACTCAGTGAGAAGGCATCTGCACTAAAAGACCAAATCAAACTCACAAAAGATGCACTAACCGAAGAAACTTTGCGCATCGAAGCTGTACAAACCAGCAACGAAAAGATTCAAACCAGCATCGACCAGCTTGGAAAACGACAAAAGGCATGGTTGAGTAAACAAAGATCTGATATCGAACGTTTGGAAAACGGAATCGACGAATTAGAGAAGCTGGATATCGAAACAGAACTTGATTCTCATGAAAAATTACAGAACTGGACTGAGTTGAACGCTGCTATTACTGCTCTCAACAAAGAAAAAAGCACATTAGAAGGTGCACTGATGCGGGCAACCAAAAGTGTTGACAAAGCAAACAAGGATATTGTAGAACTAGACGATGCAACGTGTTATACTTGTGGACAAGAGCTTCACGAAGACAAGAAAGCAGAAATTTTAGCTACAAAGACCAAGGATCTAACTGATTCAATGGCATATCAAACAGAAGTTGCTGAAAAACTCGAAGGTGTTATGAAAACACTGGACGATATTGGAGATATCAATGGCAGACCCAACACATTTTACGAAACTGCACGTGAAGCATACGAACATCGCAACAATGTAGACAACTTGCGCAGTACATTGGCAAACAAAACAACTGAAGAAGATCCATACGAGGCACAAATTGAAGACTTGACCAATACTGCATTGCAAGAAATCAACTGGAACACAGTGAATCAGTTGAACAACTTGAAAGAACACCAGGAGTTCTTGTTGAAACTGTTGACAAACAAAGACAGTTTCATTAGAAAGAAGATCATTGACCAGAACTTGGCATACCTCAATGCTAGACTCACATACTACTTGGACAAGATTGGATTGCCTCATCAAGTTGTATTCCAAAATGATCTTGCTGTTGAAATTACACAGCTAGGACAAGACTTGGACTTTGACAACCTATCACGAGGCGAACGCAACAGACTTATCTTGGGATTGAGCTTTGCATTCCGTGATGTATGGGAAAGCCTGTATCAAAACATCAACTTGTTGTTCATTGACGAACTGATCGACAGTGGCATGGACACAGCAGGAGTTGAAAATTCAATTGGTATTCTTAAAAAGATGACAAGAGAAAGAAACAAAAACATTTTCTTGATCTCACACAAGGACGAATTAGTAGGAAGAGTCAACAACGTACTCAAGGTTGTAAAAGAAAACGGTTTTACCAGCTATGAAAACGATGTTGAAATTGTAGAATGAACGAAGACGACACACACGACAAGCTGATCAAGACAGTGTTAGAATATTTTGAACTAAATGAAATATTCCAACAACGTCCTGCTGAATTAAAGAGACGCAAGGTAAGAAAAAAGCTCATCGAACTGCGTGACTTATGCACAGTGAGACGAAATGAAATACTAGACGAACACATTAGGCACATTGAAGACGGAAGAAAAAACAATAATCCAAAAAAGGCACGTGAGGTAAAGGCAAAAAAGTAACTACTGTATGAGTTGGACATATCAAGGTAAAGAAATAACTGAAATACCAGACGAGTACGAAGGTTTTGTTTATCTTATCACCAACCTTACTAACAATCAAAAGTACATAGGCAAAAAACTAGCAAGATTTAAAACTACTAAGCCACCTTTAAAAGGCAAAAAGAACAAAAGACGCGGCACTAAAGAAAGCGATTGGCGTACTTACTGGGGATCCAGTGATAGACTGAACGCAGACATTGCTGCACTAGGCGAAGACAAGTTTACAAGAGAAATATTATACCTATGTAAAGGTAGAGGCGAAATGTCCTACATAGAGGCAAGAGAACAATTTGACAGGCGGGTGCTTGAAACGGATGAATACTACAATGGTATCATCAATGTTAGAGTAGGCGGATCAGACAAACTCAAACAGGCATTGTTAGAACACAACATCCAGGCAAAGCAATCCAACACATAAGGTTGGCGGGCCAGTTTATAAACACCGCTGTGGAAAAAGCTCTCGTATAGAAGCACACGTAACACGTTGATCGACTCACCACTGTGAGGAAGCCATCAAACAAATTGGGCTAATAGGTTGACGTAGATAGATTGTTGGCTGTCGAAAAACTGCACATTACACATAAAAACTCTTTAGCATTAGGAACGAAGCGAGAGGTAGTGATAACATGCATTCTGTAAAATAACATCAACGTGTTGTTTTACAAAAGCATGTTGTCATGATGTCGACGTAGGTTGGGAAAGGTCAGAGCCCATTGTGTAGCAGAAAACACCTACTTCCAAGTTCTCGGCTGGATAAGACTCACATGAAGTTTTTCTTTGAGAAAGATGGGACCGTAACAGGTTCCGTCTGACTGAAACGATCTACATGAAACTTAAACATTATGACATACGTCATAATGAATCTTCATATAGTAAATCACTTCTAATTATACAAAACAAAAAAACATGTGTTGAGCGATAGCGATAACACTGATGAACGTTAGTTCATCATAAATGTATAAATAACTATAACAACATTACAACTAAGGATTAATCACATGCAAGTGTTTCATATTATAGCAGAACAAAATGAATTGGCTGAGATTGATGTGCCTGTGTTTGGCAAGAAAGCAAAACTCAACAGACAAGTAAAGAAAACACAAAAAGGTGCTGTTAAAGATGAACAGCGTCAAATGGAAGTTGAGTTGTTGAATTATCTCAAGACATCAAAGCAAAAAGCAACTGCTGATAATATTCTCAAGTACTTTGATCAAAAAGGCATGGGTCAAATTGCAGAACCTATTGTAAATCAATTTCAAAGCAAAGGCATGAAAAAAGCAGCCAAGGTGCAAGGCAAAGCTGATGCTGCTGCACAAAAAAAAGCTGCTGCTGATCAAGCAGCTGGCATGGGCCCAGAGACTGTTGTGGACAAAAACTTTGACAAAAATCAAAAGTTATCTTCATTTGGAAAAGTTGGTGAAGCAGCTGGCGATGATATATTAACCAAGAGAGAAGTAAAAAATATTATTTCTCAAGTTGTTGCAAAAGGCTTTGGCGGCAAAGCAGGATTTGACAAAAGTAGATTTGCACAAGACGATCCAAAAGCCAGTTTTAAATCAGGCAGAGTTGATCCAGAGACACAAGCAGCTATTGACAAGTTGCAAGCTGCTGGATACAAAGTTAGCAAATAATCAAAAGAATGGCTGCCCGGTTTTCTTGGCAGTCTCCAAGTTGTCTTCTATCAACTGACTGATCACTTGTCTGTCCTCGTGTGACAACTCGTATGCTTCGCTGAGTGTTAGTCCACCTCTCATGTACCAACACAGTCTACTCAAATCAAATTTAAATTGCTTTACACTGTTTTCCAGGACCTTAACTTCTTCCATGATCTCGTCAATGGACCATGTCAAGATCCTTAGCCGAAAAAATTTGCTTGATCAAACGTGAACGGAACTTGAAAACTTTCAGGCGCTCCGTTTGCACGATCCTCTTCGGTTGTTGTGATTTCAAAAGGTTTGATTTGAAATTTTTGACGCTGTGCATCAATGTGGTCCAGCAATAGTTTGTAAACATGTGTGTCAGCGTTGTCTAAAAATTCTCTAACATGTGCTGGGTTGGTAACTGGATCTTCACCTGCTACTGTGATGCTTTTCACTTGGTTGAAGATTGTACCGATGTTGATGTCTGTTAGGCGTCCAAAACTCTCATTGAAAATTTCCAACTTTTGTTTGTCGTCTAGTTCGTCATTGTTGACAGTTCTAAACAGTCTTTGCTCTTCAAAAGTTTTCAAACTTTGATCTGTGAATGTTTTGTAATTGCCCGGAGCAATTTCAAATGTAAACTGTCCATGAGTGATCACAGAATCGTACTCTTGACCTGTGAGTGTGTCCAACAGCGGAGTGAGTTTGATTTCATATGCACGTTCTTCATCGGTCTCAGGAATTTTAAATTCTAGATCCATTGTGTCGCCGTAAGTGGCAATGCGAATAGCTATCAAGATAGCATCAATGTCAATGCTGGGCACCATCCATCCGTTCTTGATGTTTGGCACACAATTTTGAATCACACTAACAATGCTCTGTCCGTTGAGCAGTGCATCCGGCGTTTTAAAAAGTATTTCGTCTTTTGCCGTCATTGGGTAAACTGGAAACTCCATGTTTTCAGTTGGTTCAAACGTACCAGCAGGGTAGTAAGCACCGTTACTGGGCAATCTAATAAACAACTTTGGCTGTCTAAAGTGTTTTGCTAACGGGTTGTTAGAGACGTTTTCCATATTTTTTTCTCCGCATAAATAGTATAGTATATACCTTATGTCATTATATACGTATTTAACATAGATAAGAGATCAAGTTGGACGAAGTTGAAATTAAAAATGTAGGCGGCAGGAGCGGCGTAGCCAGCGAAGTTACACTTCAAAGACTGCTAGAAGCAACTACACAAAACTCCACAAATGCAACTGCGGCTGCTAGAACACGCCAACGACTGGTAGAAACAAGCAACAAAGCTGAAAAAGAAAAAGCATCAATGTTGGCAAAAGCAACTGGCGCTGTCAAAGGACTTACAAAAGAATTTGTTTTTGGTGGAGATAGGGTTAGTGACTTCAGCGGGCACATTCTTGGAGCCAGCAGCAGATTACAAAACTTGGTTGAATACCTCGACGACAATGTTGATCAGTTTAGAAGTCTAAGTCAAGTAGGTGCAGGATTCAACAACAGTATTTTTGACATGATGACAACCGCAGGTATGAGTGCAATGCGCATGGACGAATTTTATCGAGTGGTTCAAGACAACAGCGAAGTGTTGAGAATGCTGGGCGGGACAGTTACTCAAGGTGCAAAAGAGTTTGGACAGCTCAGTAGAACAATGCGCCAAGGAGATCTCGGTGATAGATTGTTTGATCTAGGATTTACCATTGGCGATGTAAACGATGGCTTGATGAATTATATTCAAGTGCAAGCATTGCAGGGTAGACTTCAAGGTATGTCAGATCGAGCACTAATCAAAGGCAGTCAAGACTATCTAGTTGAAATAGACAAACTTTCAAAAGCCACAGGACTGAGTAGAGACGCACTGCTCGAGCAACAACAAGCATTAGGAAACAATGCAAAGTTTCAAGCATTGCTATCTCGTGCAAGTGCAGACGGTGCAGATAATTTAAGTAAAAACATTGGAACTATTGCTCAAATGCTTGGACCACAGTTTGCAGATGATCTTTCATTGATCGCAGGCGGCGAAGGCGGCATGAGTGATTTGTACAAAGGGTTGATGGCAAGCGGCGAAGCTGGACAAAAGTTTGCAGGCATTCTTGAAAATGCAGGTAGTATGACTGACGAACAATTCTTGACAGCTATTCAGCAAGCAGGGCCGGAAGTAGCCGATGCACTCAACAGATTTACAGGAGGCACGCAACGAGCACTAGAAGGCAATCCTCTTGGAGCATTATTTGATAGTTTAGGAGCATTTAGATCAATGCAAAATATTGATCCACAGGCTGCTGCTAAACAACAGAGTGCCCAAGAAAATGTCACAGACTTCTTGACCAGCTTTGGCAATCAACTACAACAAGTCAAAACCAATGTGCTTGATGCTATTATCAACAGCGAGTTTGGCAAAAGTATGTCTGCACTTAGCACTAGTTTAGGAACAGCTCTTAGTAGTTTGTTTAATTCAAAAGACGGCAATGTTGCAGGCGGTGCATTTGGTAGTTTGAGCGATGGCATAAGTGCAGTAGTCAACAAGCTAACTGGCCCAGAAGGATACTTGACAAAACTTACAAACACCATAAGAGGCGAAGTTGAAGCATTCACAGCAGCTACATCGCCAAACGCTGTAAATAGACAGTCTCCAATGGAATACCTGAGAGAACGTGCAGGCGAACTAGGAAAACAATTAAAAGACTGGTTTACTAATATGTTCATGGGCAGAGAAGTCAACGAAGGTCCTGAATTTTACAGAGAAGGCGGCCTAATTGAAACTATTTCTAATGGCTTCTCACGTTTGATGACAGCTGCAAGAGATAAATTTTATGAACTTGCTGGTCTTGAAGATTCGGCAACAGCAGGAAAAAGTATTTTTGAACAAGTTATGGACAAGTTGTTTCCTCCCAACGAAGCAGGAGACAGTCTTGGTACTAGAATAGGAAATGCACTAATCGACGGGTTGAACAGTTTCTTTAATTCAGAAACTGGACAACGACTTACGAGTACAATCAGCTACTACTTTGAAGGACTGATGCTTAGTTTGCAAGAAGCAATTGACAGCAAAATTGGAATATTAAGCAACTCAAGATTAGAAGCAGAACGAGAAGCATTTGAAGCTAGAGGTCTTGCAGAAGGCAGACTCAGCGAAAGTGATGCAGCAAGTGTTACATCAAAGCTACAAGAAAAGGTAGAAACAGGAATTGCTAGTATGCAAAGTCAGTTAAGCTACGGAATTGCCCCAGTCGGAGCACAAGTAGACACAGTTCAAGCAGCAATTGACGCACTTAGAGCCGCAGGCCAAGATGTAATTGTACCCGAAGGCTTACCAGTAAGACGTGTTGGAACACTTAAAGCAACAGGAAAAACTACAGAACCGAGCGACACTGTTGCTCAAATCCACAAAGGTGAGCGTGTGCTCAATCCAAGCGAAGCTGGCGCCGTGAACGACCTTCCAGGTGCTATTAACCAGCTAAATACACTTACAGCGCAGATTCGAGACTTAATGTCACAGAGTGTGGCACACCAGGAACGAACTGCTAGAGGAATAAAAAAATTGGGAAGTGATTTAATGGCATGAGTTGGAAAAAATATTTTACACCAGTACCAACATCAGCAAACACCGGCGGAAGTTATTCGCCATTTAGTTTAACAAAAGGCCAAGGAATGGGCCCAGCGGCAGCAAACTACAGCAGTCACTTGCCTGATGTTTATGTAGGTTCTCCCAACCGTGTTGAACGCTATGGACAATACAACACCATGGACAGTGACAGCGAAGTCAATGCTGCACTTGACATTCTTGCTGAATTTTGCACACAGAAAAACAAAGAAAACTCAACTCCTTTTAAAATTC